AGCCCAGAGTGCGCCAAGTACCTATACCGGCGTCGCAGTCTATACATCTGCTGACTAAGCACATGCCTGCGGGCACGGGTAGCGTTGTCTATGCTTAGGGACCAGGTATGGGGCATGGTACCTCCAACAGCGCAGCACAGGCGGCTTCTAAAGGGATAGCTGGGTACTCAGTAGCAGCATATCCTCGACCCGTCCCATCGTTGTCTTCAATAACTACCCAACACTGCCACCCATCACAATACTTATCGAGATACAGAGTATCTACAATATCCAGCACCTTCTCTAGCGTCACGTCGGGGATGCGGCCTGTCTTACACGCACAATCAGCCCCAACGTTACCGCCCCACACACACTGCCGAGTTCCATTACAGCCCGGGCACTCCCGCGACAGCGTTGGCCAGCGGAGGATTGTGTTATTACAAGCCTCACAAAATCCGCTTAGGGCCTCGACTAGGACATCTTGTACCTCATAGCAGACCGGGCACGTTGCCTTGGCCACTTCTTTAATAGGGTCCATGGAGCCTCCTTGTAAAACAGTTAAAACTAAACCTATCTACTATACATTATATGTTATAGCTAATCAAACCATATCTACAAGCTCACGCCGGGCCGAACTTATTTTCTCGGTATATCGCTGTGCCATGGACCACATACCATCGCCAATATAGTTTTCTTGCTTCTTGGCCCACCGGGAGATTTGCACTTGCAGACTAAGCCGCCGCTTTCTTTGTACTGGGCTATATTTAATAGGTCGTCCGGGACCTGCAACTGTTCTCACTTCATAAGGGTGATCTTCGAGCCATGTGCGGGTTTGAGATATCCAGCACTCTAGGTGGTACATTGTGCGGCGGGTTCGTGTGCCCCACGGGTAGGTACGCTTAGTTTGGCCCACAATGACTTCGTTACCCGCTATGATTCTGTGTGTGCAATGAAAGCAGTCTTGAGCTTTCTTAGCATGTGTTGCCCATATGTCCATAGTGTTTAAGTATGTAGTTTATATATTTATTATAGTTATAGTACGTAGTATTACTATAATGATTAGTAGATGGGTTTAGTTTTACATACTGCCCCCAGTATACTACATAACTCATGGGTTGTCAATGCTCGGACACATAGTGCTCATTGTGCATTGACGTCTAGTAACGAGTTGTGGTACCCTGGGTTTATGGTAATAGACACTCTGGTACCCCGCAGTGAAGAGCAGGCCGAGAACGACGCCTTGTCATCGCTATTAAACCAGTTCGACGGCGAGGGTAGTGATACCCGTAAGGTAGACTACCTAAAGCACCGCTATGCAGGTTTCAGGCGCAAAGAAGCGGCCACTATAGCCGGGCTTACCATAGCCACCATAAACAAGTGGCTTAAAGATGATCCCCGAGTAGCAGAGTTCGACAACCTTGTAACCACCGAAAAGCGCAAGCCCCTACGCAAGGAAGTTCTCCAGGAGGAATGGTATCGCAATTTCTACCTAGTAATGCAAAAGGATGCATACGTCCTACGTAAGGCCCACGGCCTCCTCGAAGAGACCATACTCTCCATAGACTCCCACGGAAAACAGACTCGGAGGGTTGGCAGCCCCGTCATGCAGAAGGCCGACTGGGATTACTACGCACAAATGCGTAAGATGTACACCCCGGAGGCTTGGGCCAGCATAGAGAAGGCCATGGCTGGGCAGACAACTACGTTCAACATTGCAGAATTTGTCTTGAACATGGGACACAACCAACAGGTAAATCTGAATGCCTCTTAAAGAAGGCAAGTCCAACAGGGTAATCGCGGAGAACATCCGTACCCTACGCCACGAAGGCGTACCCCAGAAGCAGGCCATAGCCATTGCATTCGACAAAGCAGGCCGGGGCAGGAAGAAGAAGTAATGCGGCATGGGGCACACACAACCCGCACTGGAGGGGGTAATCCGTTCCGGGGCCGTGGCAACCGGAGTGGCTCACCCCGTACACTAGCAGTACGCAAAGCGTCCCGCAATAACATTAGGTCAGCGCAGAACGCCCGCCGGGGTGTAAAGTTTCCCCGGAGTGTACCACGGTAGATAATGCCAAACATAGTTGACCAGCAATCCGAAATCATTCACAACTTTCGTCGGTGTCATCTCTCCGGCTGTTTGGGGATGGGCTGGTGGTACCCCGTCATCAGCCTGTCCCCGGATGGTGTCCAGCGGGCGTATTTGCCAATGAAGCACTGGCTATTCTGTGACCACCACCACGAGTACATAGAACTTTCCGATTTGATTGATGGCAGAGTTACAAACGGGGATGTGGCCTTTACCCGGATACAAGAGGCATTCATTTGTGGGGGTAAGTCTGCACCACAGAGGGAGTTTACAACACTGAAGTGGCGTGAGGCATAATGGTAACAACGGACCAAAAACTAACCACGGCTGAGAAGAGAGCCATGCGGGCAGAGGCTCTCAGACAGCTACGCCTTATACTGAAGAAAGCTAAAGGCCACCCGAAGGTGGGGGGGGGGGCGGAGGGCATAGCTACTACAACCACTGGTGCTGACTATGGGCAATTGGCCCGGGTGCTTTCTGATGACCGCATGGCCGTGGAGGCATTGTTTCAAATCCCCCCGAAGCAGGCGGAGGGTGTCCGCCAGCCTTTCATATTCAAGCCCGCCCAGCTTAAACTACATAGCCGCCTGGGCTTGCGAAATATGGTAGTTAAGCCTAGCCAGATCGGTTCCACTAGCTACTATACGGGGATATACTTCCGGCGCACAATGTTCAAGCCGGATACAACGAGCGTGATTGTTGCACATGAGTCATTTCTATCTGAACGGCTTCTTAACCGAACTGAGGTATTTTATCAATCCACACCAGAAGCTTTGCGGCCTCGCATGGACCACTCAAGTGCAACTGAGAAACGCTTTCCAGACATCAACAGCGTCATGTACATTGGTACAGCCCGAGCAGCCGTGTTTGGTAGAGGTGAGCCCATCCATAACCTCCTACTCAGTGAGGCTGCTTTCTATCTCCCAGACGCCATAGATCGAATTGTCAAACCCTCCCTACAGCGTGTCCCCACGGACGGTACCGTAGTAGTTGAATCCACGCCCAATGGCGAAGGTGGGTGGTTTTATGAGGAAGTTCAGGCTGCGCTGGCCGGGCAGTCTGTATTTCGGCTTACAGCATTATTCTGGTGGGAAGAGGCAGACAATTACCTCCCGCCTGATTCTGAAATTCTTGAGATGTTCCCTGAATTTCAGTATGACTTTGACTACACCCCGGATGAGGAAGTCCTCGTATACAACAACCAACTTAGCATCGACCAGATCAGGTGGCGAAGATGGAAGATCCTAGAACTCGGGGACCTATTCTGGCAGGAACACCTAGAGTCCCTGGACACATGCTTCCTGACTGTCGGGCAGCCCTACTACGACACAACGGACGCACTTGCCCTAACACGACTTGCGTACAAGCCCGGGATGCACTGGGAAGGTGCACAAGTCTGGGAGGAGCCGATAGAGGGGGCCAGGTACGTGATGGGAATAGACCCCGGCCAAGCCCGCCAAACTGAATCCGTAGCCTGTGTAGCCCGCCTAGATAACGAGCTAGGCCCGGTTATGGTAGCCCTACTAGGAGGAATGTATGAACCTGACCTTATGGGAGCCAAATGCATACCCCTAGCCCAAAGATATAACAATGCTAAAATGGTACCAGAGGTCAATGGACACGGCATCGCCCTCCTTGATACAATCAAAAAGCGGTACAGCAATATATACATACGACGAGACATTGAACGTGGCACGCCCATACAGCGACAAGGCTGGGTGACCAGTGTACGAACCAAGCCATTCATGATGGATGCAATCAACCGTATACTCAAAAAGTGTGTCATACCCGATGCTGAGACAGTACGCCAAATACGGGGGTTCCGTCAGCTTGGCTTTGGTAAGTACGAGACCCTACTACCCGACGACCGGCACGATGCGTGGGGACTGGCCCTCATGGGCTTGGAGTTGGGCGGCAACCCGAACCGAGGCTTCAAGGGCACGTCCGGGTTCACAAGCTGGGATAAGTAACCATGACCATGATGCCGGGCATGTCCGCAGTAGAGCGTATACGTGGTCGGGTAGACCAACTAGCCCGGAACTGGCAACCCCGCCATGATATGGTCAAGAAATGGTACAACCTAATTCGCCTAGAGAATGATCTTGCCCAAGACGGTATGGAGTCAGTAATCGGCAACGATCCCCGCAGTAGCTACAACCTAGCGGCCTGGTTGCTAACCCCGAAAACCTGGTCCATTACCAGCATGAAGCAGGGGCTGTCTGACGAGCAAGTCCTGGGAGCATCAGCATTTGAGCAACTCCTAGAGCGCGAGGTGGCCCTATCTATAAGGGGTAGCCGGGGAAAGTTGCACGGCTCCTACTTGGCCCAAGCTGTGCGCCTATTTGTGTCCACTGGGTGGATTGCCCTAGCCTCGGCCCCGACTGAGCCCCGGTGGACCATCAACGCCTGGCACCCGATGACTGTATTCCCCGAGTACAGTGCCGATGGTACATTAATGGAAATCGGGCGCAAGTACAATCTTAGCCCAGACCAGGCCACCGCCACAATATTCAGAGAAGGCTGGATAACACCTCAAGCCCGGTTCCTAGGTAACGTTACCGTCCGGCAGTGGTGGGTGCAAACGCCTGATAGTGTGTTCATGGCTGTCACAATGAACAGTCACTTAGCCCGGCCACTGGGTCCAACCATGTTCACTCACATGCCCATATACTGTCAACCTGCGGGCGGTCTCCCCGATGATGGTACCATCATCGACGACAAGTGGCGGGCTGATGTAGGCCAGGCTATAGTGGGATCAGTCCTAGACCTACAGAAGAACTTTGACCGTATGCTTACCTACATGCAGCAGATACTGAAGGATACTGCAAACCCGAAGTGGATTTACCGTGGCGAAAGCACTGGTGTACTAAACCCGGAGGACCTCACCAAACGGGGGGGCCGCTGGGAGATTGGTTTTGGTGAGGACATTTGGGCTGTACAGGCCCCAAGTGCCCCCGTAGACTTACGTACGCATGAGTTTGATTTGCGCAATCAAATCCAGCGAGGTACCTTCCAGGACACGAGCTTCGGAGGTGGGGAAGCCAGCGCATTTCTCATGGCCAATATC